TCCAAATGACGGAGTAGCCCCATACAGCGGTGCCAACAATCGCGATGACCTTCGCCATGAATGCCAAGTTTGCTTTGACTTGTACATTCTCTCCGACCTCAGTTGCCATTAGGGCTCAATCGGTGATGTCCACTCCTCGCCTGCTAGAATCGTTAACATCTCGGAATGCGTGTATGCGGTTTTGCCTTCTAAAAACGATGGTGTGTCACCCTCGAATTTCACAAAGGTCTTAGTACCCGCAGGACTCACATTATATCTAAGCGTATCTGCCGAGGTTTCTAGGACTTCATTAAAGTTGACGGAACTTACTTCCGAAGAATCGATGATTACATATGTTCTGCTCATAATTTAAGGTACATCAGTTGAGAAGGATGGACTATTGGTCATAGTTCCGTCATTACCACCACTACCTGCGTCAGTTATAGTGCTAGTTCCAAAATCGGAGCCTGTATCGCCCATCCTCCACCAACCGTTAGGTCCATTGCCCGATTGAAAACTCGTAAGATCCCCTGGCGTACCATTGGTGCCACCTGAGCCGCCGTCACTTTCTCCTTTGTAAATATTAGTTACTTGAGATGCTGATAATTCAGATTGGAATACTGCAAACTCATCGATCTTAATATCGCCGTATTGACTAAAACGAGGACAGAGACCTAATTTTAAATTATTAAAAAGTGTGGAATCAGTCGTAGTTTGTGAGTCAGTTCTACTGCCTGTACTTGAACCATTTAGGTATCGTGTCGTTGTTCCTGAGTTGAAAGTTACAGCAATATGATTCCATGTATTAGCGGTTACTGTTCCCATATTTGAAGCCGCATTAACAACAAAGGTATTACTAAGTATTCCATTGTAATAATAAGTTTCTCCAAAAATACTATTTCCTCCAAACATCCCATGAACCCCTGATATAGATGGCAGGTTAAACCACATAGAAAGACTAAATGCACTTTGTCCACCTGCAAGCGATGATATGTCGCCTATATCAAGACTATCGTTGGTTTGATCAAAGTATAAACTATAAGTGTTAGTGAAACTACCACCTCCACCGCCACTTGCGGCTAAGTCGCCCTCAAGCACATACGAGTTGCTTGCAAATGGGATTATATTGATGGCTGAATACTGTCCTGCGGTTGCACTAGACGAATAGCTTTGTACAGACACACTTGTGCCCGCCGCAATCGTTACCTGTCCTGCCCCTGATTGTACTACTGTGCAGTTAAATCCTGCGGTCAGTGTATTGGGTATAGTAAGTGTTACCGCACTTGCGTTTGAGCAATTTATAACCTTGCCGCAATCCGAATCACTTAATGTCCGTGCCGTGGTCGTTTCTGCAACTATATCTGAAAATATACCCGCAGACATAAGGTTCGCCACGGTGACCTTTTTGGTTGTACCTTGAGCCGAACCTGTAGTATCTGACACATCCGTAATTGGAATAATATCAGTATCATCGGGTGTCCCGCCTAGTGCCGTTAAAGATGAAATACGCTTATTTGCCATTTTGTTTTATCTCCTAATCGAATGCTAAAAACTGCCCTGCCTCTACTTGCAGAAAATCTTCCGCCTCTGTCTGTATAACTCCATCAGGGCCTGATGGTGGCGAAGGTACGCCACTTGCAGTGAATGGACGGGGCGTGCCTACATTAAGATCGAGCGAAAGTGCCATTACACATTATAGACAATGACCGCACCACTGCTTAGAGTGATTCCGGTTATGCCTCCGTAGATTGCAGTGTTTGCGGTTAGTGTCGTATTGTCCACTCCTGCGGTAATGTTACTAAGATCCTCCACATTGGAAGTAATTGAGCTAATTACCGTGTCTTCAGTTGCGACAACTGCGAACCAATTGCCTGTGTGTGCGGAAGTGTCCGAGATATACTTTCCACCGTTAAGTCCTAATCCTCTGTATTCTGATGCCATGATTAAATATTGGTTTGGTAGGTTGTTCCGTATGTTACGAATTGTATAAAGTTCTGCTGACCCTGTTGGCGCTCCAACTTGTCTAGCTCGATTGTTAAAAGTGATTCGGCCTGCTGAAATGCGACTCCTGCTTTATCAGTTTGCCCGTCTGTATTTAAGTAATCCCCATAGGCGCCATAAATGGCATACTCGCTAAACACATATGGGTAGTCCGTACTGCTCGATGTATAGTCAGTAAAAGGTGCGCGGTATAGTATGAATATAGGTTTTGTACTACTGCGATTTGTAAGTACAACTTTACCATAGCCACTATTTGCGTACTCTACGCGGAATGCGATTTCATCAGTAAATCCTGTATCGTAAGGATCGTTGTTTGAGATGCGTAGGACTTCGCCAATATCCGTTCCAAAATCGATTACATTCATAATCGTGGATACTGCTTCTGCTCCGCTTCCTCCACCCCCTGAAAAGGATACCGTAGGGGCAGATGTGTAACCTGTTCCTCCTGCGGTTACCGCCACTCCGTTTACTGCACCATTGGAATCTATTGTCGCAGTTGCGGTGGCTCCGCTTCCGCCTCCCCCGCTAAAGCTAACGGTTGGCGCGGATGTGTATCCCGTGCCTCCTGTGCCTACCGATACATTGCGTACCTGATTGTCAGGTGTCTTCTGCTCCAGGCGGATAGTATCGGGCCATCTAGTGCGTTCCCATGCTAATCTGCCAAAGCGGTTAAAACTGCGGACTGCCGCATTCTCCTCACTTGTGAGTAACGAGTCAACGCCCACCAAGTGCTTAAGGTTGGTGAGCATCGTACTGACCGCTACTTCTCTCATGCCGCTTTGAAGCTTGGTCCGCTGAAGGACTTCTTAGTTAAAGTCTGTGCCTTGAATGATGGGTTATCGCGAAGGTATTCTTTTACGAAACTCTTATCACTCCAACATCCTGGCTTAAATTGATGCCAACGAAAATAATCGCGGGCAGGTATGGATGCTTTTAATTGTCCAAGTCCATCCATCTTGGCGGAACCCATCTCCCTATTCTCCTTGCGGCATTGTGCCTCACGCATAGCTAACTGTGATTTCTCCATGTCCACTTCGTAACGCAAATAACGGTCAAGGTTCTTCATGAACTGCGATCCGTTTCCGCTTTTCCATTTAGGTAAGAATATTTCCGCCATTTTAGTATAGGTTAGAGGGAGGTCCGCATCGCGAACCCCCCTCCGTTAAAAACCCGATTAGTTGAAGTAACCGTGTGCTTTTGGGCTGTAGCAGGCAAGTCCGGCTACGAGATCTGCGAAACCTCTGCGACCTCCGCCACGATTCTCAAGCTCACTAGTAGACTCAGCTTTAAGCATGTGGATACCTACATACTCAGGATCGATAAGGAGTCCTGCGTCTGCATCGATAGTAGCTGATCCGGATGTTCTGTTAACGAACACACTAGGTAATATCGCAACATTGCCGAAGTCGCCCTCGTAAAAGTTGACCGATAATGTTACTTTCTTGCTCTCTGCACTTTGAGTAACTTGGTAGTTTAATGCAGTTGTGGTGCCTTCCTGACGAGCGAAGTTTGAGATTTCGCGTTTCAGTCCAGGACCCGCAATCAAGGTGAGTTGTCCACCAGGCATTCCGTTGGCTTCGTAAAGCTCTTGAAGAACTGCGTTAAAGGTAGTCTCGGTTTGAGTTCCGGTTGTGTCATTAGCGACATTTTGGAATCCTGCGGGTACATCAGCAGGCTGACCACCAACTCCTAACCATTTAAGCATACCGCGAGTTTTGTATGGATTAGTTCCATCGTCAGCGTCACGGTCTTGTGCGGAACAAACAGCAGATTCAAGATCTCTCTTTAGTTCGCGTACTGCTTTACTCTCGGCGTTAGCAAACTCACTTGCGACACCGGCTGTATCAACGATTTCCTGAAGGTCGGAAACTGCGTAAGTTCTGCGAAGCTTTTGTACATAGTTGCCAAGCTTTGCGCGGTTAGCGGCTTTGTCATCAAAAGATGAAGCGTCTTCGCCCTCAAGTACTCCTCCGAAAGAAGCAGTTGCGAGATCATCGCATTGCCACTCAAAGAATGTTCCTGTTGCGTTTGCTTTTTTAGCCATTGATACCAATGGAGTTGATTCGGGTTCTAGCAAGGTGACGATATCGCTAAGGTCTTCCCTGTTCCCTTCTACTGAATAAGTTTTTGTAGATGCCATTTTAATTAATTCCTTTTAAGTTTTAGATAAGATTGATAGTCCGCCATAGATCCGGATTCTTCGTACTTTTTATACGCCGCCTCCACAGCCTTCGTCTTCTGTGCTTGTGGAGTCTTTGCCCTTGCCGCTCCTGCTTCCGTGGATGCCACGGGTGCTTTTGGCTTGGGGGCGGGTTTCGCCTGTTCGCCTTGGCGTGCCTTTACTGCATTCAATCCCTCCACCATAAGTGCCAGGGCGAAGTTTGAGTTTGGTAAATGATCCACCAATGGTTTGTACAACTTGTTACCCTTCACTTGCATGAATAACTTATAGTCATCGCTCTCCGGGTCTCCCAAGAATTGGAAGGTTTGGATCGCTTGCTGATCAGATGCTTGACGCTCCTTAATCCATGCCTGTCTTGCGGGGGCATCCTTGCGAATTATCTTCTTCGCGTTGGATCTTATTCTCCGCAGTTCGGACTTAGTGTAAGTTTTGTCACCATCCTTTAGCACATACTCATTTCCGTCATCGTCATATTGGGCTTCGTTTTCCATCCCATCCTCTGCCCACTCGATAAGAGTGTTTAGATTCTCGACTTCTTTCGCGAGTGCCTGCTCATCAACAACATTATGTAGAGCATTGTCTTTAAGGAACTCAGGAGTTTCGCTAGTTTGCGTTTGCTGTGCCTGCTCCGCTTGGGCTTGCAGTTCAGCGTTTTCGCTCGCAAGTGCTTTCTTTTGTGCCGCTAAGTTACTAATCCTCTTAACAGCCTTTAAGTTTAAAGCTTTCGCAAAACTCTCAATTTCCTCGCTAGACAAGTTGTCCAGGTCGATATTGTACTTTGAAAGAACATCCTCCGAAGGTTGTGGAGACGGCGTATCGTCTTCCGAATCTTCAGCGGTAGTTTCCTCGGTGACTTCCGTAGGCTCTTCTGCTTGGTCAGAAGGTTCGTCCATCTCCTCGGTTGTGGCTTCAGGTTCCACTTCTTTAGCTTGCTTGCGTCTCAGTAGTTGATCCGCAAATTCTGCCATTGAAACATTCCCATCGACCGGCGTTTCGCTACTCTCAGCTTGGTCAGAGGTAGCAGTTTGAGTTTCCTCTAATGTTTGAACTGTCATAAGTGTCTAGCGTTTTTGTCGCCTAGTGTAGCAAAATGTAGTATATTGTCTTGACAATGGCAAGAAAAACCCCCTGCGCCACCCCTAGCGCAGAGGGCAAGTCACTCCTTGGGTTGAGCTAAAGCTTATAAAAAGTGTCCAACTCTTCGTCTATTGCTTCGAGCTTTCCTGTGATGTAAAAGTGTCTGTTTGTGTCTCCAATGATCTCAGGAGTCTGCAACGCCCGGATAGTTTCTTCACGCATAGCTTCACGCACTTCAATATATCGCTTGAAGTTAGGGTCGTTCTTGAGAGCGGACAGCGCTCTAATCGTATCTTCATGATTGAGTTCGTGATTTTTTTTGCTCATTTAAAGTTTTCGTAAATCAGATTCAGGACTGCAAACATCGTGTCCAGGATTACATCTCGCTCGATGAAGAACATCGTGAGCAGTACGATCCAATAGACCTCCTTCTGCAAATGATACATCTTCTCATGCTTTCCTTCTTACAGGTTTTACGCGCCTACCCATACCCACTTTACGCTTTTCCGCTTTCTTGCGGGCAAGTTGACTCTTGGACATTTCGCTTTTTGTTTTTGGGGTTTTCTTTGAAACTCTTTTAGTGGGACGGCAATATTCGTTCTTACCGCCCTGTCCGCATGGTTTTCCCGTGCGGGTATCTTTCCACTTCTCATCCTTCCATCTTTTCAAGGATGCGCCTTTTGCGGACTTCTTTACCTGTCCTTTAGCCTTACGGCACTTGGCGATTTGTTGGGACGCTCTAGCAGACGGGAATACTTTTACCCGTGCTTTTACTTTCTTATAACATGCGTCCTTTGGCATCTTACCATTTCTTGCATGACCAATATCCTGCGGTCAGTTTAGACTTCTTTTCATCGCACTTATGTCTTGCTCGGAAGGATTTACGCCGTGCGGGTATATTCTTTTTGATAGACATGTTAGGGTCACCGAATCTGACAAGGCGGACTTTATCGCCCTCCTTAGCAAGAACCGCAAACTTCTTGGACTTACCTGGGGTTCGCTTAGGTTTATTATAACCACTAAAGCGTTCACCTCTGTGAGTGATACTCACTTCTTCTTGCGTTTGACCATCTTCTTTCCGGTCTTCTTCGCATAAGCTTTAGCCGCCGCTTTGCCTTTTGTGCCGTAACCGAATTTCTTCTTACCTACCATTGGCATAATATATGTCCCTTTCTATGCCGCCTCTGTGGCGGTTTGCCCGAATTGCGTAGGTGCCGCACCGAGTCTGCCGATCTGAGCATTTTGCTTCTGAGTGATCTGCATCTGACGCTGTTGCATGTAGTTCTGAATACGCTCCTGCAATGCCGGATCTTGTTGTGCCTTCTGTTGAATGTCAGGCTGTTGTAACCATTGTTGAAATACTTGCATCTTCATCTCATGCGCATCTTGTGGACGGACATTAGGTGGTACTCCTGCCACTAACTCTGCAATTGTCTGTCTCTCCTCATCCACCGCTTTCTGAGATGCTGTCTCCTTTGGAATCATGATCTTCTCAGAAGCACCAGGCATGATCTGCCCTACTGCTAATTGAAGCATCTTCTCGGTATCAAGTGTTCCTGATCTGTCGAGTGCAGGGGCAAGCTCGGCAATTGCTTTTACACGCTCAAGCATTTGTGCGGGATCTTGTGTCGCCACATCAAACTGTAGGTAAAAATCGAATCTCTCGCCAGGTCTGCCTTTATTAAACTTCTGTATATCCTGCATTCCGGTTACACGGAAAAACTCAGCATCGGGTCCATACTGCTGATATAGCGTCCACACTTGGTCGATCACATATTTAAGGTGGTTAAATACCTTATTGATAGTGGCTTGCTGTTTGTTCTGTGCCTCCACGGGGTCAACGCCTGGAGCGTTATTACCCATATATCGGTCAAATAATTCCTGTATATATCTACGGACTTCTACATTTCCGCCATCAAATGGAGGTGTGTTTGCCCAACGGATCTCACCAGGTGTACGATACGGAATACGAACTCCCGGACCATACTTTGTTGGGGGTCTCCCAAGAGGATGTTCCAAAGGTGGTAAAGTTGCTAATGACTGACGGTCAATCAAAGCATCTGTCTCGATCTTAGCTACCTGTTGAAGAGGTTCACCTACTTCAGGTATAGAGCGAGACGAATAAAGTCTTTTGCTTATATTCTCATATTTAGTAACCACGAACGGATACTTGCCATGAGCGTAATCCATAAGTTCATGCTTGGCATACAACTCAGGAATATCGGGATGAAAGATTGTGCAGTAAATACCGGGGACTCCGTCTTCATCTAGGAGTCTTTGATAACAGTACACTATTCTAATAGTCTCATCATCATCACGGATTATCGCATCCTCCTGACGCACATTATAGAGACTATTGTCTGCCTGTGTATGTTTGGCTAAGTGTTTCGCCTTTTCTACAAATTCGGCATCCCATCCTTCGGAACTAACCTTGGATTCCAACTGCTCCGGTGTCATATGCAGGACATGAAAGCAATATGGTGCCTCCTGCGGATCAATTGTATAGTTAGGCCAAATAACATCCTCGTCAGGTGCCAACGCTTTTATGCGTGGTCGATTTACGACCTGGCGGGTAACGGGTACTGTAGTGGTGCCATCCTTGCGAAGTTCGCGAAGCATAGCTTTCGCTTTCGACTTGGATACATTAAATTGGTCTTTTAACGCAGCAGATAACTCCTCATCCATGCTTCCATCCTGGATCGCTTGTGCGATCTGTGGAAGTGCCTGTGCTATCTCGTCTAAGCGGATAGTCTGTTGCTGCTTAAGTTCTTTGGAGTCCCAATAAACATAGTGGACCATCAAGCCCTTCTCGAAAAAGTGGTTTAATCCTAATTCTAATTGATCGTAAAACTCCTCCATCTTGGAGTTCATTAACCAACGAAGGAACATGGATATTACATTTGCACGCTCGACATCACCGGATTCTACAGGGGTGGCGACTATATGTGCCGATCTTACCGCATTGGTAGCCATTGCCACACAGCGGTTAATCTGATTATCCACCATGCGGATCTCTTGGTCTGAGCTAGAATCCCAAGGAAATACCTCTCCTGTCTGACTGAGATGCGAATGTTTCTTGAAGTCATCTGACTTCCCTGCCCATAAGCAGTTTCTTACATCGTAATCTCTTTGTCTACGGTCTAACCATTCGCCCAACTCCGACTGAGTCCTGCGGTAGG